CGTAATAATGTTCTATATATGATATGTAGAAATAGTATTGTAGATAAAAATTATAATTTATCAAAATATTTGGAGAAACATCCTAGGTGTGATAAATGGTGCAAGGTAGGAACGGACGTAGCCGCAATATTATGTTCTACATGTGTTAATAAAACAGTAGAGGCTCCAAATATCCGCGGAGGATATAAATCATCTGGAAGAATCCGTGGCTGGCAGTTTATGAAGGAATTTGTACATAAGGATGGTACAGTATTCTTTAAAGGTGTAGAGCAGCCAGACCTTAAAGGTACATTGCCAGTGACAATACCAAAGCCAGAAAAGAAGAAATTATCAAAATCGGAAAAGGCTGACCTACGTGATGCAATTCTAGCCCAAATGGTTCTTGTGAGAGGCAAATTAAAAGTTGCAACATTCAAAAAAGATATTAAGGCTGGAAATATTAAAATGCGCAAATTAGATCGCGAATTAAAAAGAGTATGAAATATTTGGTATTACGAGATAATTTACTTATATTATGAATATGAATATATATGACGACCGACCAGGCAAACCAACTGCCGATACCGTGCCAGTACCATCAATGCAATCTGAATCCCCATATGTGGAATTAAATGAGATATTGGCAAATCAAGTTGAATTGGATGATGCTGTAATTTATCTTAATGATGAAATAGGAGAACATACATTATTTGATTTAATGATACGGATTAGGCGTACATTAAAATATAGGAAAGGTCCAGAATATAAAGGCCCAATCGATGCACCAATTAACTTAATGATCAACTCCCCTGGTGGTGACATTCATGAGATGATGGGTATAATAGATTACCTTAATTCATTATCTGTTAAAATAAATACGGTTTGTAGAGGTAGAGCCTTTTCAGCCGCATCTATTATTTTAACATGCGGAACAGGTAATAGAATGGTTAGTAAACATTCGACTATCATGTTCCACCAAGCATCGTCAATGATATCTGGTAAGATGACAGATGTTACAGCGACAGTAGATTTTGTTAAACAAGTTGAAGGTGACATATATAAAATGTTAGCAAGTAAGACAAAGAAAGATGTGGCATGGTGGAAAGACCAGATGAGAACAGATATGTATTTAACATCATCCCAGGCCTTGGAATTAGGCGTAGTAGATCAAATAATTTAAAATATAAAATATGAAATTAACGGCAGAACAAATAGTCCAGAACTGGACAGACCTAATAAAAGTTATTGATGATAACTTTGAAGGCGAAAGAAAAGATAAACTTAAAGCAATGTATACAGACCTAGAAGATAGGATGTCAATGCAACCAGCTTCGAGTATTGACCATTATCATAATGCAATTGAAGGTGGGTATGTAGACCATGTCTTAAGAGTAATTAAATGTGCTCATGAGGTATATGCTTTATGGACACGAATGGGCTCAGATATGACTGGTTATACAAAAGAAGAATTGATCTTTACAGCATTAAATCATGATATAGGTAAAATGGGATTTCCTGGTGAAGGTAATGAAACATATATTCCAAATGATTCAGAATGGCATAGAAAGAATATGGGAAAGATGTATAAGGTCAATCCTAACAACCAATTTACCCTCGTTAATGACCTATCTATTTGGTTATTGCAACATTATGGTATTAGCATCACTTGGAACGAAATGTTAGGTATTAAATTAACAGATGGATTATATGATGAACATAACAAGCCATATTTCATGTCTAGGTCTGCAGACTCTAAATTGAAAACTAATTTAGGCTATGTAATGCACCAAGCCGATAGTATGGCAGCAAGGATAGAATATGAAATGTGGGCAAAGACAAAATCAAATACCACACCATCAACTATAGTTAATACCGCTTATGGTAAAAAGGCAAGATTACAAAAATTAGGAACAATTGCAAAAAGTGGAAATGTTACACCTGCCTTGCAAATGTTCGATGACTTATTCGGAGACAAAAAATGATAACAATAATAATATTATCGGTTATATTAGGAATATCACTATTCGTAAATATCAACCAACTAAGAAAACAAGAATCTCAAGCAGAGTATATAGATGATTTAGAAAATTCAAATACTAATTTCTATACGCATTTTGAGCAACTAAAGCAGAAATTATCGGAAGCCAATTCAGAAATACGTAATATAGATAGGCTTGGCGCATTCGAATCATCTGATGAAGTCGGAACAGCCTTTCGTGTTATTAGAGATGTATTAGAAGATTTAAATAAAAGGATAGATTGATGGAGGATATAATAACTGAACCGACACTATCATCAGTAGATGAATTTGATATTTGGTTACAAGCCGACATACAGAAACAAGCTGCTGATGCATTATTACCGTTTAAAGCACGTAGAGGTCGTAAGCCAACTAAAAAAATGTATTTTACATACATAACAGATCAAGCTATTCATGCATATAATCTAGAAGATTCGTATGCCAAAAAGAATAGGATCTATCGAGATCATATTCATTATGCATTTGATAAGTTAGCTGAGAACATAATTCATACATTTAAGTTTTATTATTTTGATGTTCCATATAACGATGTAAAATCAGAAGTAGTTGCTTTCTTAAATGAAAAAATACATAAATATAATCTTGAAAAGGGAAAGGCCTTTTCATATTTTAGTATTGTTGCAAAAAATTATTTAATTATTGCAAATAATGCAAATTATGCAAAACTAAAACAAAAGGCGGATGTAATTACAATTGATGATGCAAGAAATTTAGGTACAGAACAAATGTATTCAGATTATCAAGAAACGCTAAAAGATTTTACAGATTTATTTGTTGAATATTATACAACTAATATGAATGTAATATTTACTAATAAACGAGATATAATAGTTGCAGATACATTAATTGAATTATTTAGGATTAGGGAAAATATAGAAAACTTTAATAAAAAGGCTTTGTATATTCTTATACGGGAGCGTACTGGGTTAAAAACCCAAAATATTACCAAAGTAGTTAATATAATGAAGAAGCAATATGCAAAAATGTACAAAACATTTAATGCTCATGGTCATATAGGTAACCATATTCTATAATTACTCATATTTATATTAAAGGAAAAGATCATGCATGAAGAGTTTGAATTATTTAAAGGTACCTCCTTTTCTGATCTATTAAAGGATATCTATCAAAATTCTAAAAAGAAAGATAGACAGATTAACACATTAATACATGAACTACAGCCGTTAATTAAAAATCTAGGTGATGCAACAGTTATTGTGCCATTGATTAAAGAGTATTTAGATGTATCAGTTAAAAATGATGAACATCTAGTTAAATTAGCAGCAGTAGTTCAGCGATTGGTAGGTGCAAGTATGAAACAAGATGGAGATGAATTTGGAATGTCTGATGATGAGAAGAAGCGTCTATTAGAATCAGCCCAAGAAGAGCTTGATATAATCCAGAAATCTCAATATGATGGCAATTTAGGAGGAACTAATTAAATGTCCGGAGTAACATGGGCCCATGGTGAGGTCGTTGGTCTTGATCATGCATATACTACAACATCTGCAGATGAATCAAAGATAAAGGATCAAGACAGTAATCCAGTTGAAACATTATATCGTGGTGAAGTAAAGGTGATGATGCAATCAGCACCAGCTGGTACCGGTACTGGAACAGCTGGAACTCCGGTAGTAGCATATCCATGTAATATGAATGCAACTCGCATTCCATTAATTGGAGAGCATGTTATGTTATTTCAAGGACCTGGAAACCAACTAGGACCACAAGGTCCAGATACTAAAACAGGTACTGAGCAAACAGGTAGAGCATTTGACCTAGAATGGTACTATCTAGATGCCTTATCATTACAAGGAAGTGTTCATTTAAATGCAAACCCCGGAGCCAATGTAGGTGGCATTACAGGACAAAGCCCATCAGTTGCAACAACATCAGCCGATGGAGAAACTGTTTCTAAAGCTGATTCATATGAATCATCAACTGAAAATCCTACTACCAATGCAACTGCTACTCCAACAAGTGCACCACCTTCTCAGAACACTTTAAGCACATTACCAGGTAATGAATTTAAAGAACAGGTAGGCGTAAATAACTTGCAGCCATTTGAAGGTGATTTATTATTGCAAGGCAGATTTGGCCAAAGTCTACGATTTGGTTCTAGTACAACGCTGAATGAAAAGAGTAAATCGGACAAGCGATACCAAAAGTCGCCGACGTGGGCACCTGGAAATGCAGGTGATGGAGCTCCAATAATAATATTGAGAGCGGGTCCGTCTTTTCTGGAGAGGTCTAAAGAAAATGATTATATAATTGAACAGGTTACTGGAGACAAGTCCTCTATGTACATTTGTGCAGATCAACAAATACCAATTTACCTTGCAAGTAATATATTTGATGCATTAAATCAACAAGGTAATATGGGTGATTCAAAACAGGATGAAAGTGGGACAGCAATTAATGCAACACATTGCAATGCATCAGGAGCTCCAACTGCCGCACCTACTCCATATGGGCCAGATAATCCTATTCCAAGTAGTGTTGAAGAATTACCTGAAGTACCTGGAGAGTGGCCTATGTATAATACAAGTACAGGAAAGCCATCCGCAATGGGCAAACTTAGGATTATTGGTGGATGGCCATTCTTCGAGCATTTATGTGAACCAGTACTTAACTTAATTCGTGCAGCAAAAGAAGATGGTCATTCAATTAAACTCAACAGTGGATATCGTGGTATAAAAAATGTTGTAGTTGATGGAAAGAAATACGCAACAGGACAATTGACGTTAAGAAGACAAAATGCAAAAAATGGTGCATGGAAAACAGATGCAATGTGGAATGATGAGAAAAGTAAACTATGGAAAGCGAGAAGTGGAAACTTCAAACCAGCAACTGCAGCTCCAGGATTCAGTAAACATCAAAATGGTATCGCAGTTGATATGAATACTAGTTCAAAATCTAGTAAAACTGGAATATATAACTGGCTTTGTCTAAATGCATATAAATATGGATTTATAAGAACAGTTTCTTCTGAAGAATGGCATTTCGAATACAGGCCAGGATCAAAAACATTTGATAAAGTTGCAGCAAGTAGTTCTAAAAAATGGCACGGCCATCATGTCGGACATCCACATGCATAAAAGAGAAAAAAATGCCTAAAAATATTATTGATAAAACAACGACGGTCTTTGAGTCCGAATCATGGGGAATGATGAATGTGTATATATTCCCTGAATCTAATAGAGATGTACGAGGAGTACTGTGGGCAATACCTGGATGTGATAATCCGACTATGGAATATGGTGAAGGATCCGGATTCTGTGCACAAAACTTTATATATGACCAAATTAAATTAAAAATCGCTAGCGGTCATATACCACAAGATGATTGGATTATTGTAATTGCTCCAAGACATAATTATTCATTCGAACAACTCTTATCTAATTCGATAGATACATTTAAAGACCAGGCATTTGATATAGGTGGCCATTTACATTTATGTGGACATGGCCCATCACATGCAGATCAAGAATACTTAAATGTTGTGTATGCATATGGTGACGCAGCAAGTAATGTGGATTTTAAAAATCCAATCATTACTCATATTATATTAATTGATCCAATTTTATATCCACCGATTGATATTCCTGATGATAGACTTTCAACTATAACAATGATATCCAATCCAGGTAATTATGACCCGGCAACTGAATCAGGAAATGCATCATTAATTGCTCATAACCAGATAGGTTCATCATTAGGCACGAATTTAGAAGTAACAAATCCGGCCAGCACATTTAACCATTTAGGACTTGTAGCAGCGGGTCTACTGATACTTGATTATATAAATAATCTAGATGGCAATGATGTCCCGTCTGAGCAAGATCTGAGTGAGGAATCAGCGACCGTATATGAGGCAGATGATGAAATGTTCGAATTCGGAATCACAGCTGATCCGGATAACACGCCAGCAGCACAAGCAGCATCAAATGTTCCAGATACGCCAGAGATAGATCCGCCCGCATCATATAAAGGAGCTCAAATAATTATTACATCTGATAGATTAATATTTAATGCAAAGCAGGATAGTATATTAATATCATCAAATACACATATAGGTTTATCAGCATTGGCAGGTGTAGGAATTGATGCATTATCTCATTTTACTGTAAATTCACCTGAAATTAATTTAGGATTGAATGCAACCGAGCCTATTATATTAGGTGACTCATTAGGCGACTGGTTATCTGGATTAATAGACACAATTCAAGTGTTAACGTATACAAATGCAGGCGGACCTACAGGCCCTGCCATTAATGCGGCAATTTTAAATAGTTATAGAAACAGTATACCATCTCTTAAAAGTCCCCAGAATAAGACCTTATAAGAAGTACCATATTTTGGCTATCTTCATATTTATATTAAAATAAATGGAGAGTACTATGGACACAAAAAGTTTTGTAAGAATTTTACGAAAAGTTATACGAGAAGAAGTTGGTAGAGCAATTAAGCAATCACTTAATAAACCATTAGTTACAGATAAACGTGCTATTAATAATGGGGTTAGTTTACATGAATTAATTGATGAGCCAAGACCAGCAAAAAGGAAATTTGTTAAAAATTCCATGTTAAATGATATATTGAATGACACAGCTAATACAGCTGATTTTAGTACAATGAACGAAGGGTCTCAATATAACACTGATTTCTCAGATATGGGGTCAATGGCTCCTTCGAATATGATGCAGCCACTAACTGGCATAAATGGCGAATCTGTTGATACATCTAAGCCTGAACTTCAAGCCGTCAGTGCTGCTATAACAAGAGATTATAGTAGCTTAATGAAGGCAATGGATAAAAAGAAGGGCATTAGATAATGCCAGATAAATACTTCAATAAAAAACGTGAAACGGCATATGCTAAGGGAGGCGGCAGGCCGATATATACATATAATCCATTAGATTTTGAAGATGAAACGGCAATTGGAGTAATGTTACCATTTAATGGCACATCTACAGCACTTGATGTGGCACTTGGAAGACATGATCATACTACGGCTGGTTTATCTAAATCAAATAAGTCTTTAAAAAAAATAATAGGAAAATTTCCATTATCATATACAACAGAAGAGCAGGCATTATCAAATCTTAAAAATTTGTTATTAACATATCCTGGTGAGAGGTATATGCAGCCAACATTTGGAGTGAGGATTAAGGATAGAGTGTTCGAACAGAATACACCCGAGCTTGTTGTGGGACTTAATAGAGAAATTCAGGATGCAATTAATACATGGCTTCCGTATATTAAAATTAATTCCATTAAAATTAATAATGAAGATGAATATAATAACATAACAAATTATTTATTTATTATATTGAAGTTCAGAGTAACAGAACAGGGAGCATCTCAAGAAATGACATTAGTAAGCAATGGAGAACAAACTACAACTATAGAAACCGCGGTTGTATATTAACGGAAGAATAATATGGCAGATTTAATTCAAAAAGATGTAAAATATTTAGCTAAAGATTTTGGTGAATTTAGACAAAATCTAATAAATTTTACAAAAAACTATTTTCCTGATACATATAATGATTTTAACGAATCATCACCAGGAATGATGTTCATGGAAATGTCAGCTTACGTTGGAGATGTATTGTCATATTATACTGATTCAAATCTTAAGGAATCATTATTATCTTCTGCAGAAGAAAGTGCAAATCTAAATTCTATTGCAAATGCATTAGGATATAAGACAAAAAATATGATACCATCGTTAGTAGACATAGACGTATATCAAACAGTACCAGTTAAAGGATCGGGAGTCAACTCACGTCCAGATTATGATTATGCATTACAAGTAGAAGCTGGGATGCAAGTAAGATCACAAACCGGCATAGATTTTAGAACAATAATGCCTATAAATTTTAATGCAACAGGTTCAGGTCCAAATGCTAGAACAGTTACTGTATACCAGGTTGATGAAACGACTGGATCGCCGACATATTATTTACTAAAAAAATCTACACAAGCCATTTCCGGTGAAATCAAAACCAAAGATTATAAATTTAATGAACCAAAGGTATATGATAAAATTGTCCTTCCGGAAGAAAATGTAATTGAGGTAATTGATATTTATGATTCTCATGGTAATAAATGGTATGAAGTACCATATCTAGCACAAGATACAATTCAGGATGCTATAACTAATACACCAGATATAGATCCTGAACTATCTAGTTATGCTAGTAGTGTGCCGTATATATTAAAATTAAAGCGAACAGCTAGAAGATGGATCAAACGTTTCAGAGCTGATAGTAAATTAGAAATACAATTCGGAGCAGGAATTTCAGAAGAACATGACAGAGATCTAATACCTAATCCAGAAAATGTAGGCCTAGGCATTAAAGGACTCAAACGTGAAGTTGATTTATCTATAGATCCTGCAAACTTTTTATATTCAAATACATATGGCCAAGCGCCATCACAAACCACATTAACAGTCCGTTATAGCACAGGAGAAGGATTAATAGATAACGTACCTGCAAATACAATTCAAGAAGTTGAAGTTGTGGAATATGCAAATTCAAATGTAGAATTAAATGCATCATTATTAGCTCAGGCAAAACAATCACTTGCAGTGAATAATACTAATCCATCTAGAGGTGGTGCATCAAAAGAATCATTAGATACAGTTAGGAACAAGGCCTTGGGAATATTTGCAGCACAGAACAGAGCCGTCACTAGAGAGGATTATATATTAAGATGTTATACAATGCCTTCCAAATTTGGATCCACAGCTAAGGCGTATATAATACAAGATGAGCAAGTAGACTCTACAAATCCGGAAGCTAAAATACCAAATCCGTTAGCAATGAATATTTATACAAAAGGATACGATGCAGACAAGCGTTTAGTGCCATTAAATGTAGCAGTTAAGCAAAATCTAAAAACATATTTATCGCAATTTAGATTAATGACTGATGCAGTTAATATTAAAGATGCATTTGTTATTAATTTTGGAGTTGAATTTGAAATTATTCCTAAACCAAATTATAACGGATCAGAAGTAGTCTTAAGGTGTATTAGCAAGTTAAAAGAATTATTAAATGTAGATAACATGCAAATAAATGCACCTCTCATAATATCTGATTTATATAGTAATCTAGATAGAGTCGATGGAGTGCAAACGGTATCTGATGTTGAAGTAACAAATTTGTATAATACAAATTCAGGATATTCTGGTAATACATATGATATTAAATCGGCTACATTAAATAATATAATTTATCCATCATTAGATCCTTGTATATTTGAAATTAGATATCCTAATTCTGATATTAAGGGACGAATCGTAGGACTATAGGAGAAACGAAATGGCACATTATCAAATATATGCAGAAAATGATACAACATTATATGAAAAGTATCCAA